TAATAAGACCCTTCGAGTTTGCAGACAACGGCTTAATGGCAACGGCCATAGCCCCAAGCAGAGCGACCATACCAGCAAGACCTTGAGCAAGCTTTGTGGGGTCGAGACTCGCCAATATTGCGGCGGCACCAGCCAAGATAAGAAGGGCTCCGCCAACAGCGGTCATACCAACAGCGGCGGAAGTAAGATTAACGGCGTCTTTAGGCCCGTTACCAAGCTTAGTCAGGGCGGCAAAGGAAGCAATGAGCTCGCCGAAACCAACGGCCATAGCCGTAAGGGCCTTTGCGAGCGACTCCGAATCAATCAACGACAAGATAACAACGGAAGCTGTCAGAACGCCGATTGCCTTAGCAATGGACATCAAAGCGTCGGCCTTGAGCTTGGTTTGAAGGGCGCCAAGAGTGTCAGTAAGGCCGCTGAACACTTCCTTGAGCTTATCAAACAAACCGCCCGTTAGGTCGATCTTGATGCCGTCCTTGAAGAACTTAGCTAGAAGGGCGACAATACCACCAAGAAGACCAACATTGATGACATCTAGAACGGTGTTGAAGTCGCCAGTCTGGATGCTCTTCGCGATTGCGTTCCAAAGTCCTGAGAAGAGATCCGAAATTGCACTGATCGCCTTTTGGAACCCAGACTTGAGCAGATCCCAAAGATGAGTTAGTCTTTCTACAATGGGCGACAAACCAGAAAGTCTATCTCCAATGGCGGAAACCCCATTGGATACGGCGTCAGTGCTCGTCTTTCCGACAATCTTGAAGAAGTCAACGAAAGCCGAGACTAGCCTCTTCACAAACTCAATCGGCTTAGACAGAGACAGACTTAGAGTGTCAAAGAAGTTGGTAATTCCCTTACCGTCTACCAGCTTTTCCTTCAATGCAACAAAAGCGTTGGCAACTAGGTGAAGTACTCCTCCGACGCCAGGGCCAAATATGTTCACGATTGTGTGGAATAGATTGTAGAAGAACTTAACGCCCGCCTTAAGAACTGCCCAACCAATGCTGAGTGTCGAGAAGAAGATTCTGAAAGCGTCTTTAATCCCTGCCAACAGAGTGGTAGAAGGCTGAAGACGACCGGCAAACCTGGCAAAAGCGTAAGTAATATCAAGAAGAGTCTTCGCCGTAGTCGGCGGAAAGATTTCCTTAAACGCCTCCTTGATCGGAGCAAGGATGGCCATAAGGTTGTGGAATGCTTCTTTCAGCGCATCGATAAAGATTGTGCGCCCACTCAGAAAAGCCCACCCGGCAAGGATGGTGTTTCGAGCATCATTAGTCTTAGAAACAAAGGCACCAATCGCGTTGTTCAGCCCCGTCCAAATAGTCTTGGCTTCCGTAAAGTTACCAAGTAGGATGCGGAATGAATCGGCCCAACCAGTTCCGACTGCTTCCTTGACGGTGCCGAGAAGCTGCGTAAAAGTCTTAACTTCAGTAGCAGCGCCCTTAGCAATCTGAGCCGTCTTCAAGATTTGAGCAGCTTGGTCCTGAGTAAAGCCCTTTGCCGTCAACATCTCCTGGGTAAGGTCTCCAGTGAACCCAGCAAGAGTCGTCGTCAAGACGTCAGCGGTAATCCAACCATCCTGAAGGCTGTCACGGAATGTGTTTCCGGCATCTTTCCACTGTTGGAAAGTCTGGTCAACAGGCACGTTAACAAGAGTCCCGAGAGCCTTCCCGGCATTGAACAAGGATTCCTGGAATACCTGACCGCCCATTCCGGCGTTGACGACCGAGTTCCAGTCCATCAACTTCACGCTTCCACTGGCGATTGCCTGGGAAAGCTGGTACATGGCCGTAGAGGCCTGGTCAGCACTAGACCCAGACAAAGCCGCTAGGTTTGCAATACCCTTGATGGACTCGACCGAAGTGTTTAGATCAACGCCCGCAGCCGTGAAGGTACCAATGTTTCTAGCCATCTCGGCAAAGTTATAGATGGTCTGGTCTGAATATGTATTCAGTTGGTCGAGAGCCCCAGTTACCTGGTCAAGAGTTGTGCCCGCACTAGCGGTGTTTGCCAAGATCGTTTGGATCGACTGAAGGTTGGTTTCGTACTCGTGGAAACCATCCATCGCCGGTTGGAAGGTGAACGCCTTAATCAGATTTGCACCGGCGGAAATAGCAGAAGAAGTAATCTGAGAAAGGACGGTAACCGCTACAGTACTCAGAGCAAGAAACTTCTTACTGATCCCTTCGATATTGACGCCCATTGGGCCAAAGTCGACCTTACTTGCGGCGTCACTAACGCCCTGAAGGCCCTTTGAGGCACCATCGAACTTGAGGGCGTCTTGAAGCTTCTTCAAACTCCCCAAACTTTGAGCCACGTTTCTTTCGAAAGCGGCATTATCGAACTCCATTTTAACTACTCGGTTATCGATGTTAGGCATTGTTCACCTCCCTCCAAACTTCGTCGACAATCTTGTCGAAGTAGTCTTTGAGTGCCGGGTTGACATAATCAACTCCTTGCACGTAGCCGCCCGTCCCTGTTCCGTGTCCGTACTGCAATATGATCGCAATAGGGACGCCGTCTTCAATGTGTGAATTATGAAAACTCAATACGTGCTTACTCGGAGTGTGTGTGACTTTGTAACTCCACGAGTTAGCGGTCTCTCCGCTTTCTTTTGGTGTGGCGTTCTTTAGGAGACGTACTCCTTCTTTTCCACGACGGTCAAGAACTTGGTACATCTTACCCTGCTGTAGAGCGGCCAAGAACTTACTCGTGGCAGAAAATGATCCTGACGCTTTAACGCTGATCATGTTCTACCTTTCGGCTGTTAAGACGCTCGAATAATCACGTACTTTGCTCCGAAAGCCGGCATGTTATTGTGAGGCTGGGTAACGCCCGCAGTACCACCCTTATTGTTGATGGTGATTCCTGTCGTGTGGTTAACAGCTCCGCCAGCAAACGTATCGCTGCCCCCAAGAACATAAAACGTATAAGGGCCTCCAGCAAGAGGAAGAGGTTGATCTGGAATGTTATGAGAGTGCCCAGGGTCAGTAATTGTGTGATTGTGAACCGGCATTTCGGGTTGGGACAACGTATGAGTATTAGACCCGCCATAAGTACCGACAGAATAAGACCCACCGGCCCCAATAATAAACTTGTTAATCGAGTTTGGAATCCTAAAATGATCGCTGTCTTCTCCTCCGGTATTCCAACTCGTGAGGAGAGCGTCATACAAATCGGGATAATCTGCCCTGAGAAGCAGTCGGCCGTCTTCGTGCATCCAATTAGGCGGAATTGAAGCCAGTGTGCCTGGCCAGGTCGTTTCTGAACCAATTGGAAACAGAGTGTTCAAGAGAGCATCTGTCCCAGCCTCTCCAGGAGGCCCAATAACAGGACCGGCATCAATCTCGTCTCCACCTCGAGTTGTTAGAATGAGGTTATCCAACACAACTGCGCCACTAATGATGCAGGTATCGGCAATTTCATCCATGTGTGCTGCTGTGTATCCAGTTACGGAAGCCATAGGTCACCCTCAGTCTTGTCGGTGCTTTCGATAGTGTAAGTATCCGCATCCAAATATGCAGCGGTATCTGTATTAAGCTCAAAGGTGTTAGCGTCGAGCATTACCAGAACGCCGTCGACAGTAGTTCTGGCCGTCCATGTTCCATCACCATTATCGGTGACAATCAGTCGTTGCCAACTTCGGATATAGGACCCAAGTGCTCGAAGGGAAGGAAGATGCGGATCGTTGTCTTCACTTCCATAAAGAACGCCCTCTAGGTCTTCCAAAAGAAAGGGGTCGATATACCGGCTGTCAATAATGACATGACAGGTCGGCCTAAAACCCTCGATTTCTTCTGGAACTCCAGTAATTGTCCACTCAAACTCAGAAGGCTCGAAATCATCAGAGATGGTCTCGTAGGACTTTGTTGTGGGGACGGCGGTCAAGTTATAGACGAGATGAATCTTGTATCCCGCTTCCAACCCGTTGACCGCATCTCCAATCTGAGTTCGATACGACAACCCAAAACTATTTGGTTCTTGCTGTGTGACGTAAAACCCGGGCTGATCCTCAAAAACTCCCTCGAAGTAAAGGAATTCATCTGGGTATGTAAAGGCCCTAAGGGTTGCGACGTAATCGCCAATCGTTACTACATCGTTGAATTTGACACCGTCGAAGTAATCAGATTCGGTAGAATTAAACCCCGTTTCTTCAACGGCCGTCATGCCGTTCCACGGAATCCCATAACCATCTTCCTTGTACAAGACGCCATGAGAAACGCCGCCCTCGTAGGAGCGACTTCCAATTTCGTCCCAAACGATTGCGGACACATTTCCTCCATCAACCTCTTGTGCCGTACTTAGCCTTTCGAGCTTCGTTCAGCTCTCTGTTTCTACGAGCTTGCTCGTGAGCGCTAACCTTTGTCGGCGGGGAGTTCTTAATGTTGCAAATTCTGATCAGAGCAAACAACCTATTCAAATGCCACTTTTCACACTCAAAAGGAATTGAGAATGTGGCCATCCAATAGTAAATCAACTCTGAGGTGATTGTTTCACCTCGGCCTTTTCGTTCAGGCATTGAGCCGAAAGTTGTCGCCGATTGCGGGGATTCAATGTACTCGTTGATTTGTCTTACGTGATCCCCATTTAGATTATCCAGAAAATCCCCCGGGGCTTTTTCGTCTACAAGCATCATGAGAATGTAGTCAAAAACCTCATCGTTGGTTTTTTCTTCATCGCTCAAAAAAGGTTTACAGTACTTGGACTCCCATTTTGACATTGACAGCAAAGAATGCTCAAGCTCGATTACTGCATTAGTTGAAACAACAAACTCTTCTGTCGTTTCGTCGTAGTACTCTTCGATTAGTGATAGCTTGAGCATTCTTACCGTCCTTGTCAGGCGAAGATGGCGATAACGTCGTCCGGCATAGGGAGATTGGCCGTAATGATCGTGGTGCCGTAAAGCTGGTCGAGAAGATCGCTCAAAGCCCCGGGGTCGACAACAGTCGAATCAATCGTCAAGATCGAAGTCGGCTTGTAGCCGGTCACGGGAACCGGAGTGGTCGAGATCGTCCAGCTGAAGTTAATCGCTTCGGGGGAGTCGTTCACACTGTTGTAAGCTCGCTCCGAAGGAGAGGCAACACAACCATAAACGAGGTGAAGCTTGTAGCCGTACTGCTCGCCGTCAACATCGTTACCAAGAAGGGTTCGGTAAGAAATACCAAACGTCTTTCGGGGCTGCTGACCGACGGTAACCCCAGGCTGAGGGGTAACAAGACCGTCGAACTGAGCAAACTCATCGGGGTAAGTGAACGCCTCGATGGTTCCACCGAACTGCTCAGCGGAGATCAGGTTCAGATACTTGATGTTATCGGCGTACTTTGCGTTGGCCTCGGCGCCAGAAGGCGATTCAGTAACAGCAGTCAGACCATTCCAAGGAACACCGGTGGCATAAATACCATCCGAGTCCGGAATGTAAAGAACGCCATGGTCGATACCAGTCTCATAAAGACGGTCGCCGACGGCATCCCAAGTAAGCGTTGCCATGTCTTCCTCCTAGAAGAACAATCTGAAAACATCGTGGTTGAGGCTTTCAGTGGTGAAGAACCGCTCGAACGTGCACAAAGGCAGATCGGCGACCTTATCTGGAATTTCACTATCTGGGTCTCGATCAATCACCGTGACGGTGTATTCCTTCTTACGGAAATATGGGCGTCCATCGGCGAATCTAGAGACCTGACTCGATCGTGTGTAAACGATACAAGGGTACTCCATCTTTACCGATGGAGGGGGTTGAAAGTAAACGTGATTGTTGCCAAGAAGACTAGATAGGAGATTGTGCAACTCAAGCCGTGGGGCCATTGTACACACCCCCAATCGTTAGAATAAGACGGGGGGCCTGAACTTCTACAGTTGTAACGGTCCAGAAACCCCCCCTCCATTCCACGTATTTAATGTTGAAGAAATTTGCATTTGCATACTCGTCAGCTACGATACTGATGGAATTATTGATAGTAATGTCAGGATTAGCATGATCACCAGCATCGAGCCGACGAGTATTGCGAATCACGTCACCGTAGTAATAAAACTCAGTGATGTCGTCAACCCACACACCGGAGCCAGATGGATCTTCTACAGATGAGCCGTAACCGACTCTTCCATAAAATCTGTTCATCTCACTCCCATTTTGACTAAGAACGAGTAAACGTCCACTCGTCGTTCTCGCTGGTGGCGAAGTAGTAGCCATTGTCAGCGACTGCGGTGTAGGTCTGGGTCTCACCAATCGCAAGAGCCGTCTGCGCACCATCGCTCAGATCGATCTCGTTCGACGGGTCACCAAGGAACCAGGTGTAGTGAGTGGAGGTCGGCAGAGTAACAACACCGGTCTCCGGGTCGTACGAAGGAGTACCAGGAGCAGGAAGAAGAACGTCTTCTGAGCCAGTCTTCATCACGACCATCGCCGAACGAGGCTTGGTGAGCGCCGCCGACATACGGGTCTCAATGAGGTACTTGTACTGGTTGTAGTCGATGTCGAAGTCGTCGAACATGGTGGTCTGGCCACCCTTGTCGGCGCCAATCGCGTAGTCCGACATGTTCACGAGAACCGCAACGATGTCAGGCTCGTCCTCGAGAACCTCAACCGGAATAATAGCCGAAACACGAAGCTCCGCAGCCAGTTCATCAAGGGACTTGTAGATCCGACGCCCAAGCGTGTCCCTAAGAAGAAGGAACTCGGCAATGTACTCCTCGGTGGTGTACATCGTCGGGTTTCCGGTGCCCTTGTAGAACTTACGACTCCGAATGATGGAGTCAATGACTTCCTGGACCGAAGAATCGGGATCACCAAGGTTGACGTTGATTCGAACGGTGTAGAAGTCATCATCCTTAGCGATAGGACGAATGTTCTCCTCACTGATCTTATCTTCGTCTTCGATGTCGCGACCATCGCCGATCAGACACGCCCGAGCAACTTCCTCCTTGAGCATGAACTGCATCTCGGTCTTGATCCAAGCAACCACGTCGAAGTCGGTGATGTCAATGATGTCATCACGGTCAAGCTTCTGCTTCTTGTAGACGGTCTGAGGAGTCGTAACTCGACGGAGAGTCGAGAAGAACTGCTCCTTCTTCAGGTTACCCTTGATGTAACCCTTAGCGCGAGCGTCGTCATAGGTAAGATCGGCAGTCGCAGTCTTAATGCGGCTGAACGGGGTCTTACGAGCGCCATTCAGGAAAGCGTCAACCCACCCAAGATCACGAGTGATCCACTCGGGGGCATTGGTGAGCTGAGTCGCCTCCGGGAACAGAGCCCCGATGTCGGTGATGCCGTGCTCAAGTGCATAGTTCTCGACGGCTTCCTTAAGCGAACCACACTTAGTAGCGTCGGCAACGATGCCCTTGATGTCAGCGTGCGAGAGAGTAGCAGTGTTACCGCCGTTACCGCTGTCACCACTCTCAAAAACGTTCCGGGACATTGTACCTTCCTCGTTGTTAGTGTCGGTCTCCTCGAGACCACTCTGCTTCATGGTTGCGCCCGCCTCTTCCAGGGCTGCCCCGATCATGTAATGAAGAACGTTCTGCTGTTCCTCACTCATAGAGTCGTAGACTTCCTGAACAGTTGGACCCTGGTCGGCGTTGTTGCCGTTATTGGTGTTGTCAGAATTACCTGAAGTACCCGCATCTGAATGCATAAGCTCGATCTCGAGACCGGTAGTAATGATAGCTTCGTCCTCAAGAAGATCTTCGTCACCATCCGAGTGACGAATAGTGACATTCTCAATCAGAGCACCGGGATTTGCCCCAGAGAGAACGAGGCTAACCTCACGAATGGCGCCGTGAAGAACCCGCTTCGACCGCTCAACGAGCTCATTGGCCCAAATCGAAAGTGCGTTGATGTCGCCATGCTCGAGAAGGCCCTTTGCGTGCTGTGCCTTCGGGGAGTCGTTGAAGTAACCGTAGGTGTAAACACCATCATCACGATTCTCCAGAATTGCATGACCGAGAACATTCTCGGGGTCACGATGCCCGTGCTGCCAAACAAGAGGAACCTTCATCTTGTCCTGATGCTTGAACGCATTAGGCATGATGGTCCGACCGTCTGTACAGAGCAGGCCCGCCTTAGTTGCATAACCGCTGAAATCCGGTTCCATTTTGACCTTTCCTTTCAAGGATTGTTAGGCCCAGAATTGCTTTGAGGCTGAGGCATGTTGCTGTTCTGAAGCTTGTCAGCATTAGGGTCTTTAGAGGGAGGAAACCCGATAACTTGTCGAATTTCGTTTGACGAAACAATCTCGTTTCGGGCAAACTTATCGGCAATCTCCGCAATCTGACCAACTGGAACAAGCTTAAAGGGGTCCCTGAAGTACATAATGCGCTCTTGCGCTTTAGTCTTGAGTGGTCCAAGGAAAGCCCGTTGCATTGCTTCGATGATGGCATCCATGACAGGCTCGATAGTCCTGTTGTAGTAATTCAACATCGCAGATTCAGATGCGGTGCCGTTCATTACTTCTTCAGTTAAACCGAGTTGGTTATAAAGTAGCCCAGTAAGATACTCTACCTGCTGTAAAAGATTGTTCTCAGCAGGTCGATTAAGTTGGGTAATCTTTTCGGTGCCATCAATGTAGGCGATACCGTACTGACTTCCCCGCAATTGGAACTCAATGTCTTCACGACGAGACTCCGCCTGCTGCTTTCTGGTATCAGATTTGATTACATAAGGAAGCTGAATGATGATGTCCAACTTCCCGGAACTAGACTGTTCATCAACGGCGTCCAGCAAAGTAAGTTTTCTGGTCAAGCGCTGAAGAGTCGAGTTCGGCTCATTCATTACGGAATACAATGGGTTTTCGACAATGGCTACGGAACGCTTTTCTAGAGTAATCTCTTCTCTCTTACCGGTGTTTTCGTTATAAACAGAAAGCGTCACGTGCTTTGGGCGCCAGGTGACAACTTCACCAACACGCAAGGTATAAATGTCGAAAAGTTCGTTGGTGCTTGGGTCTCTTGAGGCATCGACGGGGACGATGGCCGCAACACCCTTATCGAAGAGCGTCATGGCGATGTCTTGTCGAAATGCTCTTGGGCCTTGGTCTAGGTTTGGTTCGAAAGTAAAACAGTCGTTCAAAGGACTATCGTGATCTTCCAAATAACGATTGCCTTGGTCGACCAAAGCGTGTTTAATCATGAGATCCGAAACGTCAATGGCGATTCTAGTATAGATCGCTGAGACAATCGACCGCTCTGAATATACGTGAAGCCTTTGTCTTGACGGGGAAGAGTTTCCGTAAGAAATAACGGGCGTCGAATAATCGATAACGGTGGAGTCGTTGTTTCTGAAGGCGTTATAGGCGGATCTGATCTTATCAAAAAGCGCCAAAACTACCTCCTAGAGTTTAGTTGCGATACTTGAACAGACTTTTGGTTTGCAAGCAATTGGGCATGACGTTTAGCAGCAGTCACACTACGAATTTCGCTAACACTTTGCGCCCCGACACCAGTCGCAAGAAGACCAAGAGCGATCTTGGCGCCCCTTAGTTGCGAAGGTGAAGGATTGAACAACCTTTTGACAGCGAAGGTTCCTGCGCCATAAATAATGGCGGCTTCTACGGCGCCACGAAGAGCAATTCGGCTCTTTGTTTTTGCGTAAGGATGGTTAGAGGCTCGAATGCGTTTGTTTTGATAATGACCGACAAGACCCGCTCCGGCCGCAACTCGATTTGGGTTCAGTTTATTCAACTTCGTATCGATCTTCTGCAAACGCTTATCAGAGGTTGCCGAAGGATCATTACTCTTACGGCGAACGCCCCACCTCATCCCCTTCACGCCATGGTGTTCGAGAAAATCGTCGATGTCTTCATCTTCTCGAAGATCGATGATCACTCAAATGCCTCCTTATTGAGTTTGAACGCAACATAGGCGTCCATCATGGCTGAAACGTTGTCAATCTTCTCTTCTGCTCTCTTCTTCAAAAGCTTACGGTTACCATTAGTGTCTTCCAAGGTAATGGCATTACCCATTGCGAAAGACATTAGAGACTGATCAAAGAGAAGTTTACGTTCTTCTGCTAGGATCTTAAGTTCCCCAAGAGGAACGGACTCAGTCCGAGCACCTTGAATAACTTTTTCAATCCCATAAGGACCGTTTTCAACCTCCCATCGAGCAACAAATTCTTTTGCATTATATGGGTCATAACCCAAACAACGAACGTCGAATTCACTTTGTACGATGAATTGATCGAGGTCATCATAGACCTCAGTCATGTCGAGAACGGTGCCCTCTAGAACGCACAAGCTGCCTTCACGAATAAACTCTTCGTACTTTTGTCTCATCGCCCCGGGCAACTTCATAAGAGTAAGACTTGTGATGTAACTTCGAGTCTTCACCCCAAAAGCATAGTTGCTCAGCGGAAAGAGGAAAGTAAACGCACAGAAGTCATCGCCTTGCGAGAGGTCCGCCCCAAGAGCACAAGGCATCTGCCAAAAGTCACGACGTGGGTGCGTGAGAGTTTCTTCGTATGTGAAGAAGTACGTGTAACCCTCCATCGGAATACCAAACCTTTTGGCGAGGATGTCATTCCGAGCAGCGGGTGCTTTCTCAGCTCGTTCAACGTCTAGCTGATAGACGTCATACGTTACTGTTTGGCCAAGATTAGGATTAGCCTTTGGCCACATTCGAGGATCGTTAACTTCCTCTAATTCATCTAGCTTATAGTGCCAGATTGAAATGTGAGGAGCATGATACTCCCCACGAAGGATGCTAGCGAGTTCCATTTTGATGGTATCACCAGAACCATTACGAACAGTCCCTTCAGAGCTGATAGCAATGATCAAGTAATCATCCATCTTCGAGGCGCCCTGCTCAATGGCGCCAACAACGTCTTCTCTAAGATCGCCGGACAACCACTCGTCGACCGTTGAGACCTTCGGCCTTAGACCCTGAAGCTTTGCAATTGTCATTGGGCGAATCTCAAGCAATGATCCAGTAAGGAAGTT